GACGGCCTCAACGGTGAGCGCTGTGTCGAGGATCAGGCAGTCGCCCGTGTTGTCGAGGATCTTGCAGACAACCGGATTGCCGCTCACTCGCGTGACATATACGTAATACTGCCGTGTTCCGTTTGCGTATTGCTTGGCAGTCCAGGTCGCCGCGGCATCTTGTAGGATGTCGCTGGTGGTGCTGCCGATGATTGCGCCCGTTGCCGTGTAGACTGACTGCGCGATTGCCTTGCTGTAGTATGTGGCATCGTTGGTCGGATCGGTTACGCGCAGAGTCAGTTCGCGGAAGTTGGTTCCGAATAGGCCGATGGCGCTAACGTTGAAGTGCTCGTTTGTGTCCGCCGTCCACCGCAGCGTCAGCTCGTCGTCGTCATTCTTCGACCGCCAGTATGCGCCGCTCGGCGACGGGATGACCAGATTCGCGACGCCGTAGTCGTACTCGGGAGCGATGGTCCACGAATCGCCGATCTCCGGCATCCCGAGAAACGTCGCCTTGATACTGTCGACGCCAAGGTTCATCGGCTGGCCGGGCGACACGGGACGCGAATAAGCACCGGCTCCCATGTTGTCCCACTGCCACGCACGAAACACGCCGATCTTCGTCCCGTCGCTGGAGCCGATTGCGCTCCAGAGTTCATTCCCATTGTAGGCCAGAAGGCTCCGAGACCCGTAGCAGGATTGCCACGTCGTGTTGTCGTAGTCGCCGCCGAGAGTGACATCACCTACGGGCAGAGGCAGTTGTGCATCGTCTCCGGCGACCCACACCTTGCCGTAGTCGAGGCCGACGCGCACTTCATCGCTGGCCGCCATGATGACGAGGCCGTCGTATGTCTCGCACATAGAGCCTTTGATCGTGTCGTTGTCAGGCACGATTCCCTTGGTGAAGGTGATTCCTGCATATCCATTCGGTGTGAACAGCGGCAGCGAGCTAGGTCCGGTTGGCTCGACGAGATAGATTTCGGTTGCGCCGAGGCTCAGGTTGGCAATAGACAGTAAGCCACCACTCCCGTTGCTGAGCCCAAGCAATGCTGAATGCGCACGATATTGTGTGGTCGTGCTGAATGCGTATAGCCCTCCTTCGGCACCCACAACGCCTTCTGCAAGTGCGGTCATCGACACGCAATACGGTTGCCGGTGAATCTGCGCGGCGGAGATGATCGGAGTAGCCGTATCTGCGCGTGTGATTGTCCACACTAATCCGCTACCACCAGCATCGCCGCTGGTCGACACCACATACAGAATGGTTGCGGTATCAGTTACGACAATCGACATGGCCCGATAATCCGTAATTTTCGGATCAAGGCGTGCCACTTCTGTCGCCACTAGCGTAGTCCCATTCCCGGTAAGGCGCGTGATTACGCCCGCCCGCGACAATGTGTACACGTTCGCACTGGCGTTGCTGAACGCTACAGCGTTAGCCGGATCTGTCACGACCGCGACCAGCGCGTCGTAGTAAATGCCCGCCGCAATCGCACCCGCTGGCATCAGATAGTCCGGGTTACCGTTCAGCGTTTCATCTGGATTCGTTTTGATGAATGCTGCACGCGTTAGTCGATTCGCCGCAGTGTCGCCCTGATAGACACCAACCTCACCGACAGCGACCATTGTCGTTTCAGTCGTTGTCCCATCAATGACTAATCCTATGTATGGAGACTGCTTCGATAACGGTTCCTTGACGATCGTCCATGTGTCACCGCTGTCGATAGTGGATGCAATTGCAGCACCACCGCCAGCAATCCATCCGCGACTTGCGCTTTCAAACCGCACCACCCGAAAGGAAAATTTTGTCGACAGATCAGACCCAAGATCAAGATCAGCTGCTTGAAAGTTGAGCGACGCAGTGCCAGCCAAGAATTGAACCACCTTCCACGTCGTTCCGGCGTCTGTCGATCGAAGGAGAATATCAGGTCCACACGCATACACGGACTGTCCATTTCCACTATGAATGGAGGTCAGCGGCCAACTCTTGTTACGCCGATTATTGAGCTTGTCAGCTGGGCTTTCCTGTTGCGCCCAGTAGCCTCCGCCAGTCGTTTTCCAAATGTGCCCTTTGTAGTCGACCATCCATCCCAGAGAGTCGGAATACATGAACACGTCGGATGGTGTTATGGCAGTCTTGGGATCATCCTTCGACTCAAAGTGTATCTGCACCAGCGAACTGACCGAAGCAAAGCCGGCAGCGTCTTCTACCTTGTCCCACGTCTTGAAATCCGTGGATCGGGCGAAGCGCACAGTCGGACCAACATTCGGCGCAAGAATGTCGTCGAACATATCCAGCGACACCACGACCTGATCGTCAATGACGGCCGCTCCGATACCATACACTTGCGTTGAATCAGCGCTGCTACCATAGGTAATGCCCGTTGAATACAGCGAGAGCGTTGCCGTCGCCGACGTAACGCCATGCAGACGGAAGACGAAAAAGGTACCCGATGATGTGCCGCCGATGTTGCCTGCCACAATGATGAACACATCCTCGCCACGCAGCACCGCAGCGCAGTCCTCAGCTGTGAAGTTGCCTTCGCCGGTTGCGTCACGGATCGAATTATTCGGCAGGTTTGCCCACGCTGACCAGTCCGTGTCGGTGTCGGGGTTGTACTTGAGCACGACGAGATCGCCGTCGGCTGCGGCTGTACCATCGGTGCCGACGCGAGAAAGAAAGACCAGCAGTAAGTTCCCCGCGGCGTCCTCAATGAGACGCGGCTGGCAGCGCTTTGGTTTGATCCAATCTCCACCGCCGCCGCTGGGAACGACGCTCGGTTCCTTCCAGACGGCAAACGTCTCACGGACACCAATCTCGGCGCCGTCTGATCCCTGATCGTAGTTCGTCCGCTGGATCTTGAAGCCGGTGCCCGACACCGTAGTTGGACGCCGTGCCCATTGTTTGTCGGACCCGGACTCATAAGTACGTGTCTGTGTGCGACTGCGTTGTCCCCTGCCCCCGGGAGCGCGCGTCACGTTGCGCACATTGCGCTGATAACTGGTCGTCGTGGGCGCTTCGCGCAGATCGTGTACCGTGACGACGACTGTCGGGTCGCTTGTTGCGTTCTGCCGCAGCTGCCCGCTGACATCGAGCACGGCATTGCCAAGATTCGCCGTGGCCGGCTCCGGCGTACCGGGATGCACGCCATATGTCGGGTTGCCGCCCTGCGAATTGAAAACTTCCGTCGGTGGAGTCGCCACGGAACGGAAGAACCACCGCTCCCGCGCTGCCGATCCGCCTGTGCTGACTACCGGGATTGCCATACGCTACCTTTTGAAGCTCACTTGCCGCGGCATCTGAACTCCGACGCGCTGCAGGTTCTGCGCGTTGTCCACCGACCGGGCGATCGTCGCTCCATCGAGTTCGACTTGCAGATTGTTCCTGATCGTCACTTCGACGCGCCCACCACCACCGAGCGCCGACCGCACATCGGAGATGATCGGAGCCATCGCTTCGCCCCAACCGGTCTGGTTGACGAACCCCCCCGACGAACCTGATCCACCTACAGAAGAAGCGAACCCGTGCGCCGGCCCGACGACGCGTCCGAGGATCGCACCGAAGTCGGTGACGCCCTGCCGATACTTCACCCGCGCCTGGTCTAACAGTGCCGTACCGCCCGAGATGTCGCCGGCGGCGAGTAGATCAGCTCCTTGCGTTGCGAGAGCGACAGCCTCCGTGAGCGCGCCACCCATACCGGGCTGCTGCAGTAGGCGCTCGCTCAGACGCGATATGAACGCATCGGAGAATGCCTGCCCGAGGTCGTTGCCGACTTGCGTCAACTTGCCGGTCGTTACCGCATTCTTGATTGCTTCGGGGAAGGCAGTGGTGAAGAACGACGACACGTCGTCGGTCGCGCGCTGCAATTGTTCCAGCGAGATGCTGCCGTCTTTGGTGAACAGTTCTAGCGCCAGCCGCCCGCGGTCGATCGCATCCGGTAGGTCGTTCCAGACATCGAGCAGTTCTGCCGTGGCCCCGAGCAGAGCTTGATCGGAGATGCTCCCTTGTGCCGTCGCTCGCAGCGTAATCAGCTTGGTGATCGCTTCGTCGAAAGATGAAGCCATCCCACGGCTGAACTTCCGGATCAGGTTGAGCGTGGATTCGGTGCTGAGTCCGAGATCGCTGGCGGTGCCGAGCAAGGCGCCGGTGACATTGCGTGGCAACGTGCCTCCAGCATTCGGCCCACCTGCGGCTTGGAACAGCATTCCTGCAATGCCGCCGGCGCCGGCGAGCCCTGCCGGAGCGCCCGCGCCTCCGGTCCATCCGAGCTTGTTGAACGCGCCGCCGAATCGAGTGCGAGGCAGATTCAGTTGCTTGAACGCGTCGAAAATGGCGCGGCCCTGGATGGTTCCGCTTGTCGACTTGTTTTCAAGTGCCCCGACGATAGCCCCGATTGCCGCGCCTATGGATGTGCCAAGGCCAGGGACAATCGATCCATACGCCGCACCAGCCGCAGCACCACCGAGAGCGCCACCGCCGAATTTCTTGCTGAGCGAGAAAGGATCTTTGCGGGCAAACTGTACGTAGGTCAGTCCCGCTCCGATTGCCAACGCTGGACCCATCCCAGCCAATAAACCGCCTGCGCCTGCAGCTCCGGATCCTCCCATCAATGCAGATTCAAACGCCGGTGCCGTGCCGAGCTCGGCCGCCATGTTCCCGGCACCAACCGCACCACCAGCCGCTCCAGTGCCCCCGAACAGCGATCGGAGGATGCCCGTGCTTCCCAGCGCCGAGGTCGCCCGATTGGCGAGTGATTCGATTGCACGGCCCTGAATGCCCTGGAGCAACGTATTCGGCAGCGCCTTGAGGGCCGTGGTGCCTTGGCCTATCCCCCGGATAAAGTCGCCCAGCGTGGCTGCAATCGCTCCACGGAGGCTGAAGAACGACCGCTCGATCTCACGAACGTGCTGCGGGCCCCGTTCCAACTCTAAGTTGAACTCGGCTTGGCTCAGCCGCAGCTGTTCGATCTCCAATTCCGTTTCGGCTGTAGCCGCGCCGACGCCGCGTAGCGCCTCCAGCTGGGCAATCTTCTGGTCGGTGATCCGGATCGACGTGGCGAGAGTAGCGCGCTCCGCATCATCGGCAGCGCGTGCCAGTTCGAGCAGCCTGCCGCTAGTGGCCTCATCCTGCTGTGCGTAGGACAGACGCTCAGCTGCGGCCCTAGCCGACAGTTCCGATCGCTGCGCCTCGATGTCGAGCAGACCGATGCGTCGTTCGACCGTGTTGCGGATCAGCTCTTCTCGCGCTTGCCGTTCGTCGAGGGCCTGCTTCTCGGCATCCGCTGCGGCCTTGGCGGCTTCCTTGATGGCGGCTTTGTCGATGATGGTGTTTGCGGAAGGCGTTCCGCTTGGCCCCGCACCCGCAATAGCATTTAGGCCGATACTCTGGCCGGGCAACAGGGATAGTGCTGCGGCTGAACTAGCGCCACTGGCAAGTGTAAGCGGCGCAGGTCCATACAGCGCTGTTTCACGATTTGCGAGTCGATTCGCTTCGCGAAGCCTAGCTATCTCAGCATTGGTATCAAATCCGAGAACATCGAACCATCCAGTGCGTTGCCGGGACGTTCTGATACGCGCTCGTTCTAGCTGCGGGTCGTAGAATGTTGGTGTGGAAACGACTTGGCCGGTAAGCACGCCAGCTGTTGCAGCCGCACCGTAAGCTAGGCCAGCTGGCGATCGTGTTGCTATGCTGCCGGCGACGGCACCGCCGAGCAGCATCGCAACATTCGGATGCTCATCTAAAAATGTGGCAATGCTAGCGAGCTTTGAGTACGTGCTGCCGATAGACGTCGCTGTTTTGTCGAATGCAGTGCCAGCTGCATCAACATGGCTGGGAAGATTCGCAAAGAAGTCTTCAATGCGCGTGTCAATGAGCTCTTGATGCGCGTCTGCCCATACGCCTACTTTTTCCGCTAGATCCAGTATCCCTGTCGCAGTAGTCGATAGGAACCGATTGATAGACGCCGACTGAACGATGATGCTACCGGCCGACTCCGCTACTTCTCCGAAAGCATTCTTAAGCTGTACAAGCCGCCCAGTGAACGTCTGCGCATCCGCCAGCGCGCGGCCACCGAAACGTCCGGCAATGCCTCGTTGTATTTCTGCGAACCGCTTCCCTTCATCACTTGTCTTGGCAACTTGTATCCCATACCTCTGCAGCATCACGACGTTGCCCTGCATCGCCTTGCCGACAAACAAGGCCGCAGTGCCGAGGTCGATGCCGAGGCCGGCAGCAAGATCTAGAGCAGCCTGCGTGAGCCCCTTGATATTCTTCTCAGATGCCCCGAATACCGTCAGCGTCGTCTGGACGCTGTTGACGGCATCATCCGTGAACCGCGTGACCTTCTGGAACTCGCCAGCCAGATTCTTCAGCGAGTCGACGTACTGAGGCGTGTAACGGCCCGCGGTACGCAGAGCAGACTCAAGCCGCTTGATCGCTTCCTGCTGCTGTGCGGCTTCCTTGACCGCTATCGCAATCGCGCCACCAACTGTTACGCCAGTGATCCCCGCAATGATCGTGCGCGTGCTGCTAGCCCATGACCGCATCGTGTTCTGCGCACGCTGCAGATCGCGCTCCAGCTGGTCTACGCGAGCGCGAAGTTGGACCGTTACCTCACCGACGTTCGCCATCAGTGCCGCGCCTCATCCTTCGTTTGCTGCTGCTTCTTAAGAATGCGGGCGTAGTCACGCCACCACGCGCGATCGTATTCCTCGCGCTGTTCTTCGTGGGTGCGCGTGTCTGGCTTCTGCCAGCCGAGCAGCTGCCACGGGTCGGCGCCGTCCTTGCCCCAAATGGTGCCACGCACAGCACAGGCCAGCCATGCCGTGCGGAACCACGCCGCTCTGTCGTTCTGGGTGTGCGCCTCAGCCATCAGCATCAGCTCGCTCGGGGTTATCCTTTCAAACTCCCACGGGCGGAGGCCGACGCTGTAGGCTAAACGCTCAGAGTCTCGGAGCCATCGCTCCGTATCTGCGACGGTGAGAAGCGCAGTTACTGCGCCTTCGCCGCCGCTGCCTCGCGCTCCGTAGGGTCCGGCGCATCTTGCGCCCCGCCCTTTCCTGCCGCATCTAACAGCAATCCGGCTCGGTAAGCCGCATCTACAACCGCATTCAGAAGTAGCACTTCATTCCCCAACACCGACCCCGCCGGGCCTGTGTTGCAGTAGGTGTCGATCAGATCGGCCGCCTTCTCTTCTGTGAGTCCGCACCACTGGTACTGATCGGGATTGGCAGGCAATGTCGTATGCAGCCCGGCAGCGACGAACCGGCACAGCGTCTCCTGATTCGTCAACAGGTCGCGCATCGTGCCATCTGCATCCCTGTCGACGTGCCACAATCTCCGCAGTGACTCGGTGATCCCACAGCCCATCGAATGCGCCAGCCGCCTGAGCGTAGGATACCCAAGCCACAGCTTGTATGGCTTGCCTTCGATCGTGATATCTACGGCTCGACTCATTACAGGACGTCGTTCGCGTTGATGTCGCCTGCTGTCACTGCGCCGTCGACCTCGATCGAGAAGTCGACCAGCTGCACCCCGCCGTCGTCCATCCGATGCGAGTGGGATGCGACGTACCCACTGCCGGTGAACTTCTCGAGCCCAATCTGTTCGACCGGCATCAGCTTGAAGTACAGCCGCGTGCGACTCTCGTAGGCTGTGCGGATGAGCAGCTGCGCCGCATCATCGTAGATGTAGTTGTGCGAGCCCGTGATCGTGTTGTCTGCACGGCCCGCAGCACGCGAGACGAAGTTAGGTTCGTCGTGATGGTTCGCGACGATTCCAGGGGCAGATCCCGCTCGCCCGAAGCCGACAGCCTCGGCGACCTTCAGAAAGGTCACGTTGTCGTCGCTCACGCGCAGGTGAGATTTATGTCCGACAGGTACGTTCGTTGCCATTGGCTTCTCTCCTTGTCTCGTCCTCAGCCGCCCGGGGTAGCCACTGCGGCAGCGCCGCCCGGAAGCGGCCTCATGACGCACGCACTGGCTGTCTTCGCCACACAGATCACTGTCACGTAGTCACCGACGTCCCAATCAGACGCCGGCTTGAGCAGCCCAGCCGTATCCGACAGCACATACTGCTGCCCAACATCGAGGGTGTTACCGAGATTGATTCCGCCCAAGTCCTCGGTCGCATAGGTCAGCGGCTGATTCGCTGATGCGTTGTGCAGTGCGATCCCCGCAACGGTAGTGGCTCCCGCGGCATTCGCATCGGCCTTGTAGAGCTTGCCGTCCGTCGACACGTACAAGACCATGCCCGCGGTGATCGTCTCACCAGCAACTCCAGTCGTCTTCTTCGCCTGAGAGCTCGCCGCAACCGATCCTGGTGTCGGAGCAAAGTCCGCTGCGAACGCTGCCGCTGTGAACGAGATCGCTACTGCTGCTACTGCTACTCGAGAGATGATTCGCGTCATTGTAATCCTCCGTTACGGCTTGGCCACTCCGCCACCGAATGGCTTCATGACGCAGGCACTAGCTGTTTTGGCGATGCACAGTACCGTTGGGTAATCGCCGGATGTGAGATCCGCCGATGGACAAATGCCGCCGGCAGTTGCCGACAGTGTATAAATGAGCCCGACGGTCAGCGTCGCGCCAAGGTTGATTCCGCCAGCGTCCTCGACCGCATACGTCACTGGCTGATTCGCAGACGCACCGCCAAGAGCAATCCCGGCGACGGTCGTTGCGCCAGCCGCGTTCGCGTCGGCTTTGTACATCTTGCCGTCCGTCGAGATGTAGAGCACCTGCCCGGCAGTGATCGTCTCTCCGGCAACACCAGTGGTCTTCTTCGCCGAACTCGATGCTACGACATTTCCCGCCGTTACGCTGATATCAGCAGCGAATGCCGCAGAGCTCACCAACACACTGCACGCAACGCCCAGCGCGATCTTTTTCAATCCCATTGCCATTCCTCCTCGGTTGCCGACCTGCCGCCGGCTGTCTGTTGGTCAACTTCCACAGCTACCTTTTCCGCAATCCACGCATCCCCGATGTGCTGCGGCACGACTATTTCGTCGCCAACGGGTCTTGCCCGATCGATGTAGAACCGCGACTGCAGCATCCGCACCTTCATGTCACTGCTCGCAACACCACGAAGTTTCGAGAGAACTCGGGCCGGTTGTTTTGATCCCGGCCGAGCGGTAACACGCCGCTTTCCTGTGCCACCATCTCGCAGTAGAGAGTCCCGTTGATGGTCTGCGGAAAGTAATCAGGCGAGTGCAGCGCGTCGTAAATCGCGTCCATCTTCGCGAGCGCAGCTTCCGTCTCGTTGACAGTGTCGCCATCGGCGCAACGGACTCTGATCTGTATACCTGGCTGATCGTAGTCGCGGCGCCCGGTGGGCGGTAGTCCGCTGAACTCGAACACCCCGACGACTCGATCCGGAGTAGACGGCAGCCACTGCACGGCAAGTGTCCATCCGGTTGTCCCGCCAACCAGGCTACGATCCGTAAGGTAAGATCCGATGTCTTCTGCGAGCGGCACACCGGCTACCTCACTCGTTTCGACAGGCGATAGCGTAGATACGCAGCCATCCGCTCATCCATGTTCGCCGCATGACGTGCGAACGGAATCCACAGGTACTTTGCCGTCAATCCCGGCAAGTGCGTGTAACTCAGCTCTTCATGCTGTCGCAGTGCATACGGTATCGAGGGGCCGCCATAGCCGCACTCCACGACGATCTCGCCACCTTCGCGTCGCGTCGGTTGCACGTGTCCTGATGCTCTCAACGTGCCTGCGGATTGGGCTTTGACGTCGATATTTACCTTGCCGCCGCGGCCGACCTTCTTTGACGGTCGCTCTTTGTTCACTGGCACGATCTGCTTCGATTCCCTGATGATCTCTTCCGCCTCTTTGCGCAGCGCATCACCGAGAGCCTTGACCGCAGACGTTCCAAACTCACGCGCCGCAGCGATGGCCTTCTCCAGCCCGATCACCTCGGCGTGCAGCGACAGTTCGCCACTCTTCGCCACTCCACTGATGGACGTTTGCAGGGCCATCAGAAGGCGACCTCGACGTTGTGGATTGTCGCCGATTCGTCGTAGAACATACGCACGGACACAACAGGCATCCGCTCCGGCATTCCCAATTCCGAAGGGACCGTGATGTAGACGCCCTCAACGGCTGTAACCGGACCAGCCAAATGGGCGACGCCGCGGGCCGGTATCTCTTCACCTTGCGTGTTCACGACCAGCCGACGCCCGGGAACTACCAGAGCTCTCACTTCGACCGCATCACCCCAACTGGACACCGCGCCGTAGCTATCGCGGGCAGATGGCGCTTCCAGCGTCACCGTATGGGGCATCAGAGAAAGGAACTCCGCTTCCATCACGCCCTCATCGCCATCCGCGGAGCGATCAAATGCCGCACCATCCACGATACAGAATCGGGCACGGCGGCCGAGCTGCGACTCCCGGCGTATGAGATCGACAGAGGACCGACAGACTTGCTTGTCACAGTCCCTTCTTCAGACGATTGCGGACGATCGGAAGCGAGCAACCGCCGAGCCAGTTCAGACGTTGCGTTTTTGACGTCTGCAGGAATTGCCGTCGAGGACAGAAGCACACCGATCTTGGAATATGTCGACGAACGGGGCCAACAGAGCGCCTGCGTCGAGGTCGCAGGAGTACCGCACCAGTTGGTGTGCTCATCCAACAGACGACTCGCCCAGATCAATGCCGCTTCCTTGTCGGTGGAATATGCAGCGTCCCACGTGGACGTGTGCAAGCGCGATTGATGATAGGCGTCGGCTTCGGCGACAGTTGCGTAACTGTTCGCCGTGGATAAGCCGGTACCGTCTTCGACGATCAGGGTCACGGCGTCGTCCTACGCAACCAGCCCGACACCATTGCCGGAGTCGGGCAGGCAGTCACCTGCAGATACAGGCTCTCGCAATACGTATCGAACTCAACCAGGCAGTTTGCCTTCGTCGTGCATGTAGCCCCAGACAAACTCGCCATTGTGATCGCCGGCGCCTGATACCCAGTCACAGGCTCACATATGACGCTTACGGCAGTGTTGGCGTCACTGGATGATACGGCAACAGTCTTATGACCTTCCCGAGCAGCAACTCCATCTCCGATCGTGCAAGGAGGAGTAGGACAAGCGCCACCTTCTCCGCAGGTATACCCTTGAGCCAATGCGCCTTGACGTTGAACGGTCGGTGTAACCGTGGGAGTACGTGTCGGCGTGTTTGTTATCGTCGGGGTATGCGTCGGAGTTCTGGTGTGCGTATGTGTAGGCGTGTGCGTAACCGTTGGGGTGTGAGTAGGTGTATCAGTCGGCGTGGGCGTTCTGGTCGGAGTGTTGGTCGGAGTATTGGTGATCGTCGGGGTTTGGGTCGGAGTCTCTGTGGGTGTATCCGTAGGCGTATCTGTTGGAGTCTCCGTGGGTGTGTCCGTAGGCGTGTTTGTAATAGTCGGGGTGTGAGTTGGAGTCTCCGTAGGGGTTTCTGTCGGCGTTTCCGTAATAGTCGGCGTCTCCGTCTGCGCGTACACAGACGACGCCAAGCCGCACAGGAGGGCGGCGAGTACCAAGTAGCTGCGGGCTCTCATCGCTCATCTCCTACGTCGGCGTTGCGCCCGGTCATCCAGAGAGGGGGGACCGGGCTGGACGGGAGCAAGGTCGTCCAGCCCGGCGGGAGGAGGCACACACTCATCGCCGGCCATAACGGCGATCTCTGGGCCTGTCTCGGTCCACAGAACATGCGTGCCCGGGGCGTAGTCGCGGGCGTTGATCAGTACGTATCCAGCACTACCTTTGCCGGACCGCACACGAATGGTCGGAAGATCGGCCATCCATACCGCCGACTAATCAACGAGCCTGCAAGCCAGATTGCCATTCAGCGTCTTGACTCCCCACAGGGCGTCGAGACCAACTAGCGTCTTGGCGTTGGTGCCGTCGTACCAGACTCGGGCGCGGATGCTCAGACCCGAACTGGAGTCGACGGCAGAGAACACACGGGCTCCGAGCTGATTACCGTTGTCGGGAAGCACGCCCATCGCTAGCGCGAACGCGTCCCGATGGAAGCCGAGGCTCTGCTCGCCGCTGACCAGATTGAAGGTCACGACCGCATCTTCAGCCGCCTGCGCCACGAGCGCCGGGTAAATCGTGATCCCGGTGATCACGCCATCGGAGTTTCCATCCGACGCGTTTGCGGTGACGACGTAACGCTGCGTGTTGCCCGCGATCACGAACGTGTCGCCTGCTACGAGCGTTGCCCCAGCAGTTAGCGATTTCACTGCGATCGTCGAGAGTCCAGCATTGACGGTCGCATTCATGGCGCCCGTCGCATCCGCGGCAACTCCAGCCGTATGCGTCGGAGCGTTCTGGTTCATGCTGATCTCGAAGCCGAAGCGCTGACCGATGTTGCCGCTGATCTGCGACTGTTCGCCAGTCGCTCCGGAGCCGGTCCACTGCGTGAATGCGGACTGCCGCAGCGCCTCTTCCTCGAGCGTTGGCGACAGAACGAGGTGCAGACGACCGTCGTTCATCGGGGCTCCGTTGGTAGCGAGCACCTTGCGAACTCCGGTGATGTCGGCCACAGCGAGCGGGCTCGTTGCGGTGACGTACCACGGCACGTTCTTGTATTCGGCCCACAGTGTCGTGTCGATCTTGTTGGCGACCGCAAACGCAGCAGGACCGATGTGCTCCTCGATGATCCTGTCGCGCGTGTACGCGAGCTCCTTGTCCGTGAGGGAAAAGGTGCAACCGTACCACTGATCGAGTGTCACGGTGACAGTTTCGGTTGCCAGATCAGCCGCAGCTGCCGGCATTGTGATGGCCGTGAACGTCGACGGGCGGCGAACGGAAATCGTGCTGCCGATCTGATTCGGTGACGAGTCGAGAGCACGGTAAACACGCCCAGCGAGCGACAGGTTCTTCTGAAGCCAGATCAGGGCCTCTTGGGCGTAGAATACCTCGTCGTATACGCCGAGGGTGTTAGACATGGAAACCTCCGTTTCGTCATGCCCTCACCCACGGACGCCGCAGTGCGGGTAGCGACGGACACCGCCGCTTGTTGTGTCAGCTTCGAGCTGCTGGTTGTTCGATCTGCAGCTCCACTCCAGCCTTCTTTGCCGCCTCTTTGGCGGCGCGATACTTGTTCAGATCTTTGGCATCTTCGCGGGACAGGTAATGCTGCGGCGGCGTACGTCCCGGTCCGGTGGCCGAACCAGGAACACCGGCGCCGGCAGAAGCCGCGAAGTAGTGACGCGATTCCTTGAGGGCCTCGGAGAGAAACTCCCGGGCTGTCAGCTTTCGCGTCGGGTCTTTCGTCGAGTACCGCGGCTGACCGTCACTATCGAGGATGGCAGGCTCGCCCGCCTCATCAACTGCCCACGGAGATCTCACTCTGGGCAGGACGATCACGTCGTCGATGAGCTCGGGGACCACGCCGATATCGGCGGCAGCGCGACGCAATGCATCGCTGATCCGCGTATCCGCCAGCCTGCGTTCTGCCTGATCCCGCTTTTCCTGCTCGGAGCGGATGGCGGTTTCGAGCGTCTCGATGCGTTTCTGGAATGCGGCAAGCTGGCTGGCTGATTCGGGGGAATGCGCCGGCTCTTTCGGCTGCTGAATTGCGAGCAGCTTCGCTTCGAGCTCGGCAATCTTGGCATCAGCCTCCTCGCGCGCCTTGGTCGCCGCACGCCGCTGACTGCGTTCTTGCTCCAGTATCCGCCGAACCTTGTCGTCTAGTTCCGGCGGCGTGTCTTTGCTGTCAGGTGCTTCTGGCTCCACGCTACGACGACATCACATACCGGTCACGGTAACAACATGGCAGGGAAACATATGTGCCCTACTCGTTTCCCTAGTATGGCCGCTTGGCGATATTTGTGACCTGTCGGCGCGAGATGTGGTAGCGTTTGGCTACCGAGCGGTAGCTTTCACCGCGATCGAGAGCTGCGCGGATCTCGTTGTCACGTTTAACGTGCAACGGTAAGCGCGGGATGTGGCGTCCGGCATAGGACGTCATGAGCAGAACTGCCGCTATCCTACCGGAGAACGTGGGCTCCGATGCAAGCTCGAGTAGGGCACGGGCAGTGAGTCGTTTCATGCTGCGACTTGGTATTCCGCTGGCAACACGAACTCCAAGCCTTCGGCGCAGCGGCAGTTGGGGTGTGCTGGCGGTTGATCCACCGGGCCGTCGATCGACTGGTACGGTTGTCCAATCGGTACGCCCTCGGGATTCATCTCCGCTACTGAGAGACAGATCTCGCAGGTTCGATCGTCTGGCGTGACGATCCACACCCTACGCGTGATCTCGGCGTCGAAAGTGCCGTCGTCGAGGCCCTGCTGCCACAACTCGTTCTGCCCTTCCGAGCTGGCGCGGATCGTCTCCGTGCGCGCGATGGTGCGTGCCCGCTGGCGGAGCAGCCGCTCCTGGTAGCGATCCGCCTGACTGTCAGCGAATGCCTGTGTGATCTTGCCTGCGTCGACCCTGGCGGCGAGTTTGTCGCGGAAGTTGCCGAGGGCGTCTATCTGCCGCGAATGCAACCCGATGATCTCGGAGCGGCGTAGCGTCGTCGACAGCCACTTGGTCGTCTTTCCCTCACGGAAACTCTGCGCGACGAACCGCCGGATTCCCAGCTTCACGTCCCGGGTGATTTCCGTGACCAGCTGCGCGGAACGATTCGTTGCCCAAGACAGAGCTCGCGGGTTAGTCAGGTCCAGCCGTAGGTTCAGTTGCGGCATCGATCGTTCGGTGAGCACAGCAGCCGACACGAACGGGCGTCGTAGCGCTGGTGCCACCTCGGTGATGAATGCTCGGCGGAACACGCTATCAACGCCCATTGCGTCCGCTACTGCCCTTGGATCACGTGCCTCGATGGCGCGGCGCAGGAGCTCCGGATTCACCCGCTGCTGCATCGCCTTGATCGTGCGCATGTAAGCCGACGTAACCGGGCTGATGTTACGATCTGCAACGCGATGCAACAGGCGGTAGAACTGCCTCGGTGTGAGCTTACGTCGCATGCGCTATTTGATCCTACGAACTCTACCGCTTGCCTGCTTTCTTCTTGGCTGCCTTGCTCGTAGCCAATGCGATCGCGATGGCCTGCTTCCGCGGCTTACCGGCCTTCATCTCCGTGCGAATGTTCTTCGACACGGACTTGGCGCTGTAGCCCTTAACCAACGGCATTCTCCTCACCTCCTTCCGTCTCGACTTCTTCCACCTCGGGTTCTTCTGCGACCGGCTCCTCAGGCCCACTGTCACTGGATTCCGGCATCTCGCCACCACGCTCAGCTTCCCACTCCTCATACGTCGTCTCTGGATCGAGCATCTCGGCTCGCTTCAAATTCCAGAACAGATCTTCGTCCGTCATCGCCCCAGCGTCCGCAGCGGTCGTCAGCGACAGCACGTCCTGCGCAGACATCCGCGACGTGATAAACTGATCGTTCAGTTCGACGCTCACGTCCTGCACATCCGACGGCAACGCCACATCGCTCGACCACCAGACGTGTATCTTCATCGCCTCTTCCAGCGCCATCGCGCACGTCCCGGCGATCTGCTGCAGCGAGGCATCCTCTCCGGAGAATTGCATCTCCATCGCAGCGCCGGATTCAGCGACGTTCTTCTGCTGCGACAGGAGCAATCGACCAGCCGCCATTCCCATTTGCATCACCAGCTCGGCCATCGCTGCCTTGATTTCGCTCCCGCTCTGACCGTTGGTCTGGATGTACTCGAGCGCAGCGCCGGCATTCTCGGCAAACACCAGAGCGCCGCCACCAACAGTCGTCACAGACGCCTGCTCTGCTTGCGAGAATCCACGGCCGAACAGAACGGCGCCAGCCCCGCAGTGATGCAGCAGCGTGTAGTAATCGGCGGACAGACGATAGTGCGCAATCAAAAGCTCGCTCAGATCCTGCATCGGTGGCTTTTCCACTTCGAGCGACAGGCAGAACGGATTGAATGGCACAACTGGGATGAACGCCAGCGGTTGCCCACGGCGCATCGGCACCACTGGATCTCCGTAAGGCATCCACTGCCCAGTGGCGTGTCCTTCTTTGTCTTTCACCTCACGCCACAGCTGGTGCTGTAGATAGCCCAGCGGGTAGCCTGGAGATGGATCACCGACGAGCTCTAGCACGCGATACTGCTCGATCTCCTCGGCGGCGAACGGATCACCGGGAACGTCCTCGTAGACGTCCTCTTCCAACACGATCCTGCGTGGCACAGGTTGCGCGCCGACCAGCGCATATGCCCAGTTCACGACGTCATCGGCACAGTACAGCCGCTGGTACGCACGCCCGTTCGTGTTGTCCCAGTCCACCACGATCGCACCACGGCCGAGCGTGAGATTCTCGCGCACTACCTTCTTCGCGAATCCCTCTGCCGTAACTGCCGGTGCTTCGAGCGTGATGTTTTCCATATCAGGCAGGATAGATTGCGGCACCTGATACACAGGCGCTTTCCGGAAGATCATGCCGAGCAACCGCGAGAGTAGCGGCGAAATGAACGGCAGCAACACCGCACGTTCGAGATACTTCCGGTAGAGATCGACGACAGTTCCCTCGTAGACAACGACCCGCTGCCCGGGAAGGCGCGGCAGATAGGTCGTCTGCTTCGCCTGGACAGCACGCTGCCCTTCGAGCAGATCATCGATCGTCTCCCACGTTTTGCACATCGCCTCGACGTCTTTATGTACCGTATCGACTGGCATCGTATCCTCCTAGATCAGCAGAGCCCGTGACGTTACCGTTCGCCGGCTTCGTTCGCGCCATAGAGCGACAGCAAGTGCCAGCGCGCAGACGCAGTCGTCGTGCATTCCGCTCGGCGCAGAGTAGCGCACCCCGGTGCGCGTGTACTCGTACTCGAATGCTTCGAGTTCGGCGACGATCGGCCCGGATGGAAATCTGATTTCTCCCTGTTGAATCGCGACGACGAGTCCTTCCATGAGTTTCTGCTTGGACTCAGCCGAGAACTTGAATCCGCGGAAATGGGATCCACCATGGCGTTGCAAATCCTCCAGAACGGGATCTCCCACTCCCGTTGAATCGACCAGCGCCGGCGTGTTGCCCGTGGCCAGCCGGATGCGCGCCTTCGTCGCATCCCACGGAGTCTGCCATCTTTCGATGCGGCACACTGCTCCGGATGCATCGAGGCCGACGCCTACGGTCCAGTCGACCGACTTCGCTAGATCCCATCCCCAGACAGCAACAGGAGCAGTCGACAGCGGCGCAATGCACGTGCGGATCGCATCGATCCCGAATGGATTTCCGGCGTCCTCGCTCGCCTCGGCGTAGTAGAGTTCACGGAACACAGAAGCCGGCAAGTCGCGCTGCGCCTGCTCGATGACCGCAGCGTCGAGGACACCGCCGGCGATTGCATCGTCTGCGGTGAGCCGGTGATGCCCCCAATCCGGTTCGCCCGCCTCGGCCTTGCGTGCCAGCTGGTAGGCGAAGTTCTTCCGACCCTTCACGTTGCCGATCAGCTTCGCGCGCCCGCCGGTGGCAGTGAGGGTCGTGTATAACGCGAACCACGCATCTTCCTTCCAGCGTGTCACTTCGTCGCCGACTGCAGCGCGGACATCTTCACCGAAGAGCGAGTCCGGCTTGTCGGCCGACTTGAACCACACCGTCGCGCCGCCGAGCTCGACGAACTTGCGCGTCAGGTTCTGCCGGAACGGCGTCGGATCCGCGACCTTGCGGTAGTGTCCGCCGCTGTCGAGGTAGCCCTGTAATCGCTTCACGCTGCGTCGAAACGCGATGTCCGCCACGTCGCTCACCGTCGCTATCCACCACCACTGACCTTCGCCGGAGGCCGCGGCTTCACCGAGGAGCCACTCGATGTGCGACATAGTCTTGCCCGCTTTGGTCGTTGCTTCGGTGATGGTGAAGCGAGCCGGATCATCCACGATCGCCGCCTGTTTTTGGTAGAGCGGCAGGCGCTGGAATCGCGGCGTGCCCTGCAGTCTCTCGATGAGCATCGCCATGCATGAGTCTTGCGAGGTCATCGGTAATTGCGGAGAGAGCAGCCCGGTCGCTAACATGTCGCCGCACCGATTCTGCAATCGCAGCGATCATCGACTGTGCCTGCTCTAGCGTGAGCACCTGCTGCAACTCGACCAGTCGCTTGCGTT